GTGATCGCCCGCCACCGCATCCTGGACACTTATTACAACCTTTGTAAAGGCACCCTCCATATTTAGCCAATGTGGGTCATTGTCGGGCTCAACAATATTGTCGATATAGGTAACCTGCATATCGTCCACATAAAATTCAACCAATACCTTCAAGGAATTTGTGCTTCCTGTATTTTTTACAACGACAGATTGCGTTTTAGTGCCCACAAGTCCAACAGTTTTTACGACAGTTAAATCAGCCGATGTCAATGGCGCATCTAAAGCTCCAGGTGTCCAAATCGTATTAGGAAACGCACCATTCCCCAACAAAGTATTATATTGCTCTTCTGTTATTATTCCGGTTTGCCAGGCATCCCATAAAGAAATAGAAGGCATATTTTAGCCTTCTACTTATCAATCAGATACAGGAATGCAGTTCCAGCAATAGTAGACCCAGCATAATCTATGTAGATCTTGCCCTTGTCGGTTACCGCATTCTGAATCTTAAATCTAGCAGTCTCCAATGGCCCGCACAGAACTTCTTGTACACCGCCAGTTAGGCTCAGTACCAGATCGCCTAGTCCGCTTCTAAAGCCATCTCCTGCCTTAATAGTTATAGTATCAGCAGCGGTAGCCGCACTAATAGAAAATCTAAGCATCAAGGCCTTATGATCAGCCTGCGCTACATCAGCAACACTAATCTCAGCATCATCAGCCTTGTCAATAGCGACGCCAACATCTTCATTCTGGAACGTATTCCAAGCAACGTCATTTCCCGATAAAACATCTCTTGCCATTTTGAATCACCTTAAGCGGTTCCCCGTGCAGTCAAAAGTGCTAATGCAGACGGTCTTACAACCTTCATGCCATAAACATGTAAGCCTTTAACAGCATCCGCAAACCTCTTATCAGGTCGATAAGCCTCAACCTTGTTCACGCTATCCGCAAATGTAATAGCAGATGGAACTCCCGCAATGATCTTGTAGTTGGTCTTGCCTGCATCTCCGCCAGAACCAGCCACAGTAGGCACATTATTGGACTCCAGAATATCAAATCCAGCAGCCCTCTTTACCATACCGTTAAGCAGTGCATCTGTAGAACCACTTGCACTAGCATCAGTGAATCTTGCATCAGCAGCCAGCTTCTCTACAAACCATGGTGGCACAATAACCCAGCGTCCCTGTTTCTGAACATTAGCCTCAGATAGCTTAGTGCCCATCTGCAGCAGATAATCATATGCAGTTGTCCCAGGCGTTGTATTAGGAACTTTGCCAGCAGTATCAGATCCGATCTTGTTAGCAGTTGCAACATCAACATAAGAAGATCCTGCAATAAACTGATCAGCGACATCTGACAGATTATAGGCAGCCTGCCTCATAGCAGCGTCCATGACGTTATTTGCCATTTGGGCTCTGCTAACATCATCCACAGAAAAGTTAAAGTATTTGGCTTCTGTAGCTGTTAACGTTGCCTGTGCATCATTAAGGGCTTCTGGATCAGATATATCGCTGTCCTTAGTGTAATTCCCGACGGTGATATCGCCAATGCTCGTTATCTTAACGGTACTTCCTTTGCCGCTTATTTCGCCTTCATAATCACGGTTAATAACACCGGGCTGTCCAAAAACCAAACTCTTTTGTAGGTTTTCTAAAAGTCTAGCACTCCAAACAGTGCCAATAAATCCTTCAACACTCATAATAATTCCTTAATATTATTTTACTAGACCAGAAGCCAATTGCTTCTGTATGTTAGTCCAATCCTGATTGATCGCATCTGGGGACATGCTCTCCAGTTCTGCTTTCGTGTAAACTTTTGGTGAGGTGTTGCCACCAGCAGGATTAGTTGATCCACCTACGTTTGGTCCGGGCCCAATTCCCGTTATCAAAGCATTAACAGAATCTCGAATACTATCTTCATCGTTGCCTTGCACAAAACCCAAAAGACCATCCGGCAGTTTAGCATCCTGTGCTATTTTGGCCTTAATCTTTTCTAAGCCATTAGCTACAAGGGTTGCCTTTGTGTCAGCAAGTTCCTTTCTAAGCTCATCAATAGCATTAGACTCTTCCGCACGTTCTTTTCTGTCCCGTGCAAGCCGCTCTCCGATAATACGATCAAGATCAGCTTGTGAAAAAATTTTATCTTCTGTCATATATAATACCAACTTTTATGGAAGTCGTCACCAAAATAATCAATATAAATATACAAAAAATGAATTTTACGACCAACAACATCTTTATACTTATTACTTATATATTATATATCCTTATATAACATAGTAATATTGTAGTAATATAGTAGTTAATATAGTAAATATAGTTAGTACATAGTGATTATATAGTAATATAGTAGTTATAGTGTAAAAGTAATAGGTCTGCAAACTTGTAGTAATAGAAGCCCTATACTATATTACCATATTATGATGTCTACCCATATTGATTTTGCTCAAAATCCTCCTGTCGGGTAATATAGTCCACCCTCAAACAAAGAAAGGACAAAGCAGATTTTGCCTTGTCACCCTCCTTGTCCTTTTGGTGGGCCCCTAAAAAACAGCAATTTCGTTTATATACTCCCCTCGATTTTCGCGCATTTAAAGCCCAAAAACCCCCGATCTCCAAGTAGAACGTATAATTTATAATAGAAAAAAAGAACCGCGATTTTAAGACCCATAAAGCCCCTTTTCATCATTTTTTTCGCAAACAAAACAAGGGGGAAGCGCAAGAACCGAAGCAGCGCCTTCATTTATGAAGGGGCGCTGCGTAGGTTCGCGCAACACCATTTTAGTTTATGTAAACCATTAACTAAAGACTGTGAATAAGCTTCATATAACTAACTTACTAAAATATATATAATTTTTTTCTATTTCCCATACTAACAATACACATAAAACAGCGAAATCTCACTGTTTTTTGCATTATTGAAGCGAACTAAATTTAGTCCCAGAAATCAGTTAATGGTTTACATAAACTAATTCTCCCCATTCTATTTTAACATTATTATCTTTTTACGTTTATCAATGTGATATGGCTTCACTTCAATATTATCTTGCATAGCTGCTAATAGCTGACTAAACTGGCTCTTCGACAGGTGCATCTTCTGACGGGCCTCCTTCTCAAGCATCTTACCGCCGTTCGCGGCTAGCAAGGCCCTCAAGATCTCTCCTCTATCCTTTTGCATGGGCTGTGGCTCTCTCTTCGTTTGAAGTTGCTTGATTAGCCGGGCCTGAATCTCCTGGTTCTCGACAAGATGGGCTTGCATAGCAGCCATAGCAGCATTTTCTTCCTGCAATTTGACTATTGTTGCCTCCAGGTCAGAAATGCGATCCTGTAAGGGCTGAAGGGCTTTCTCGAAAAGTGCTAGGCTCGCTCACTTAGTCCTCCTCCTGGATCTCCCTAAGGATTTCCTCCAACTCCACTATTCGCCCTTGAAGATACCTGATATCATCAAGCGCTGCATAATATTTTGCATATAATTCTTCACAAAAAATGTTCATCTTAAATCACCTCCACGGGCCCATGCGCTCCTCCAGGCCACCCAGGCAAGCCATCGCGAAGGTTTTCTTCCTCCTGGGGAAAGTACTTTTTCTGATGCTTACAAGGTCCGTTATGATATGTCGCTGCAGGGCAAGAACATCCCTTTGCAGTCACCGTGTAGTACGCATCTTTCTTTTTGCTTAAGACCAGCACCAGGCGGCTATCTCCATCTCCCATTTCCACAAATTCGGGCAATGGATCGCTAGATACTTGTTTCCATGCAAGAAGTGCTTTCACAGCATCGATTCTTTGGGTTATGGGGCTACCGCTAGCTAAAAGCGTTTTTTCAACCATCCGATTCACCAATCAGTCATATATGCCTGATACTTAATTAACTTTTTGGTGCAACAAAATTAATAATTAAACTCGTATAATAATATTTCGATCGAATGAATACATCAAAACGATGAAATGAATGAATAGATTTTCCGAATTAATAGAAGAATGGGCAGATAAACCGCCCATCCCTTGCCGTTAAATTTGGTGAATCGAACGGCACAAAAAAGAAGACTCTTATTGCATATAGGGTTTTTCATCATAGCTTCAAGCATTGGTTATAGCGCTCCCGAAGCGTCTTATCCGCAACATGGGCATATCTAAGCGTTGTCCGGATGTCCCGATGCCTAAGCAATTCCTTAACTATTCTTATGTCACAGCCATTCGCAATCATTAGGGTGGCTGGCGTATGTCTGCTAAATACATGCAATCCCCCTGCTTTCTGAACATTTGATTTATGCTTATAAATAATAAACATTCTATAAAGATCTTTTCGATCCCATCTTCTCCCACGATCCGTATAAAAAAGCGGCTTCCTTCCATCAATATCTATCGCGGGCCTAACCTGCAGGTATTCCTTCAAAACCGTAATACATTCATTTGATAAAGGAACCGTGCCAGACCTACCACCCTTACCATCCCTTATACGCAGCGTCATTGATGCCAAATCAATATCTTCATCGTCAATAGCCGTTAGTTCTGAAGCGCGCAAACAGCCATAGAAAAGAACATTTAGCATTGCAAGATGCTTAATGTTATGGATAACGCAAAAGATCCTCCTAACATCGTCTTCATTGAAATAATGCGGTATCCCTTCCGACCTCTTTAAATACGGTATTGAAATTTCTTGCCCAAGCATTTCATGATATTTTTTAATACTCGTGATATAATTATCAATTGTGCTTCCCGCAAGCTTCCTATTATGAAGCCCATCCAAGAAGTCCGGCACTGATTTATTGGCTTGAATGTACTTTGAAATACACATAAGATAGCTATCTATCGTAGATGGCCGATGACCATGGTCTCGAAGATAACGCCTGAATTTATCCAAATCAAATTTTTCTGGACTTTTTATAGTCCAATCAATATACAGCCTCATCTTTGTCTCTCCTTAAGGTAATCAGGAGCAGACTTGTAACATCGCATATGCTGTAATGCTGAAAATCGCGACCCATCAACCCCCAATATGGCAAATTAATCTCGTCAGGTTTAGCAAACCTGCGCCATACCAAGCTAGGCGACCTCGACTCAGACCTTGGGGACTTGACCTAGGACTATTTAAAATCTGCGTAGTCGCTCCTCAAAAACCAATAAAAGATCAAAAAGCCCTCGCCTCATCTCACGCAGGCCAGCAGATCCTTGCTGGTGACGATGCCCACCAGGGCCCCATCCTTCATCACCGGCAGCCTTCTGATCTTATGCTTGATCATCAGCTCCGCTGCCTTCTGGGTGGAATCATCAAGATCGATGGTGATCAGAGGCCCGGGGGTCATGATATCAGAGACCCTGACCCTTGCCGGGTCCAGCCCCCTGGCAAACACCTCCAGGAAGACCTGGCTGGTGGTAACAATTCCCAGACACTCCTTGAGGAGGCGCTCTTTTGCCACCAGAACGCTGCCCTTCTTCTGCGCGGCCATCACCTTTATGGCATC